CACATCCCAAGCCACGCTCATTTTCGTGGCCGATTCGGCAAACTGCAGTAGCTGGTCTTTCTCGATACCAGACTGACCGGCAGCCGTTACTATGTCGGCAATTCCGTCTTGTTTAACACCAAGGTTACCGGCCATCTTCATCATCTGGCGGCGGTAATCCGCTTCTTCCTTCCCATTGGCGAAGTTGACCACCTTCTTAACGTCAGCAAATTTGCTTTCGTACTCAATGGAACGCTTACCAGCCATAATCATAGGCGCAGCGGTCGCAGCAACACCCACCGCCTGACCAACCAGTTCCCCCTTCTGAGCATTTCTGGCAGCAATTCGTCCTTGCAGCGTTTGAATACGCTTGAGCTTAGTTGATTGCTGTTCGAGCGCCCTGTTAGCGGCTGTTGTTTGCTTAGCAAGTCGTAACTCTTCCGCGCCCAGAGCATTGACCTTGAGCCCAGCGGCCCCCAAGTCACGGCGCACATTTCCAAGAGATTGAGATTGTCGTCCGTATGCTGACGTTAATTCAACCGTTTTACGTTCGGCGGATTTCAGTTCAGCAGCATGCTTTTTGGTAGCAGCTGCGCCAGTCACTTCGGTCTGTTGAAGTTTCTTTGCAGCCTCCCTAGCAGCAGCAAGCTTCTTACTTGTTGTATCAAGCTGCTCAGATAAGCTCTTGAAACGAGTAATAAGCTGTTGCTTGTTGCCGAGTTCCTTCAAGTGGCTGCTGGTTTCAGTCGCAGCACTTCTCAGCTTACCAACACTCTTGGTGGCCTCATCGGTAGGGCCACTAAAGCGGTTAACTGCCGATAAGACGATGGACGTTTTGCTATTGTTTTCTCCCACAGATTACCCCTTCTTGATTCCTAGTTTTGCTGCAGCGAGGTGATAACGGCGCATAGCTTCATCGATGCGCCAACTCAATACCTCCCCGGGGGATACGTGGTAAACCAAGGGGATCACATCGGTTAAGACTTCAACGTCTTTTGGCGAAAGAAGTCCGCCGGTTTTTCCAAAAAATCAATCAAACGCTCTTGCAGCAAGTTCCAATCTGGCAGGCTAAATCGTTCCAATTCTTCGCTACTAAACCCTGAGCAGCTAGCGCTAATAAACAAGGTTCGATCCCATTCATCTTTGTGGGTTTCCATCAAGTCTGTGGTGGCCACCGTTGGAGGACGCAGCGTATAACTGGTTTTATCTTGGCCATCATCACCTTGAAACGGCGCAAGCAGCACAGGCTCAGCAGAGGTATCGAACCCTTCAATAAGCTGGGCTGCACTAATATGCATGAGATCTAGAACTTGCTCCTGCAGGCTGGTGTAATCTGGCGTAACCAGGCACTTAACTTCGCTCAGGGTCAAACCGGTACTAGCACAGATGCATGCACGTAGTAGCTCACTTTCTTTACCCTTATGGGTTTTGTTCATTTCTCGGTGTTGGCCCATCGTAAGCAGTTTGACAGGCACTGAACTCAACAGCTGCTTCTTGTCATCTTCAATCGGCCATACCAGGTTATGTAATTTCGGTTCAAACATTGTCTTACTCCCAAATAAAAAAAGGCCCACTCCAAAACGGAGGGGCCAGTGCGTAGCGGCGCAACTAAGGGTTATGCCATGCCAATATTGCGGCGGTGCTCTACCATGAGATCGCCATTACCAAGATTCAAAATCTGCGCATTACGGTCAATTTCATAGATGATCTTGCCGCTTTCGGTTTTCTTGTATGCACTGACGGCCATCTCCAACTCAGCGTCAGGCAGTTCGCCCATCTTGCTGGCAGATTCGGTGACAGAAATAACTTCGCCGGTCAGGCTGTAGACGATGGCAAATTTGTTGCCATCCTCATCCTGGTGCGATTCCTTCACATCGACTTGGCAAACTTCACCAGCAGCTAAGCCAAAAGCAGCCAACAGCTCCTGGTTGGCGCCCTTGACTTTAAACTTGCCTGTCATCTTTTCAAGACCGACCATGATTTGCCCAGGGATGAAAGAACCACCCCGGACATCCTGCATAGTCTTCTTAATTTCTGGTGCAGTGAACTCTTCCAGCTCTTTGATTAGCGGCTGACCGTTAATCATCCCTGCGCGGGTAATGCGTGAGCGTTGTCCAGCCATTACAGAACTCCTTCTAGGAATGCTTCGACAATGCCGACATCCTCAATTAAGTGATACACCATGTGTTCATTCGGGGCGAAACCATGGTACTTGATCGCAATATGCCACTCGCCATTGCGATAGTTATCAACTGTATTCAACGTGGGGTGCAGATACACTTGAGCGCCCATCACAGTTTCATCGGCTTGCAGCGTCTTGAGCCAGTAATTCAGCTTAGTGATCTCCTGCTCCATAAAGCTCTTGCTCAGATTGCGGCCCATGGCACGTTGTGCCGTCTTAGCCAGCTTGCGCACGATAGCGTACTCAAGCCCTACCTGTGACACGAAACGGCCCATGACACAGCGATTACCAATCAACGAGAAACCGCCCATAGACGTTCGAGCGAAGTAAGACACACCATTCTTATTCAACAAATCACCATTTGTTGATTTGTCCATAATGTTGTAATCAATGGTGCGAGATGTACCTTGAATTAATGCACCCATGCCGCCTTTAGCCGGACTTTCCCAAGCTCGCACTCTGGCAAAGCAAGACAAAGCAACCGCTGCAGCAGAGAAATAAACATTTCCCTTCGCCGCCTGGCTGTACACGGCTACCTGTGGGTCTACCAGATAGAAAGATTCGTAGCCGGTGCCTTCACCACCTAGAGACTGCGAATACGCCACTGCAGCTTGGTCATTGGTGTTGGGGCCGTCACCCACTGGAATAGCAAATAGGCGTTTACCCATAGCTGCTAGCGCATCAGCAATAGGCTTAGTATTAAAGCCTGGTGCAGAAATATGAGTAGGGATCTCTTGGCAATCTGGCAATGCTTGAATGCCGGTACGCTGGCCCGTTTCACCATCAACGGTACCTAAAATGTTATTAGTCGTAGCAGCGGCATCAGCCCCTTCTTCAACAATAACCACATAAATAGGAACAGATACCAAACGGAAAATCTCATAACAAGATCGCCATAGGGTTCCGCTCTCGGTACCGGCTAAATCTAACTTTGCCGCATCACCCATATTTGCAACCCGTACAGGACTGTTTTTAGGTAAAAATGGGTCGGCATCTGGAGCAGTACCTACCAGACCAAGAACAATATTGCCCAGTGGCCCCATTGGCGGCGGCGCAGCTTGGCGCTCTATGCTGATCCCGTTATGCGTAAACGATGCAATCTCAGGCATTAGTTATCTCCTTTAGTGGATTTATCAGCCTTAGTTGTGGCAGTGCTTGGACTGACACGAATCTTGCCTGACAGTAATAAAAAATCGGCCTCACAGGGCAGAAATTCAAGTTCATCACCAGCTTTGTGCCAATGCTTCTTGTTCGGACACGCGAAGGCTTGCAGCACCAAATACTTCTGGCGCGGGTTCACCTGGGTTTTAGGGGCGGTCATAAGGCCTCCTTTAAAAAGACATAAAAAAACCGGCTCAATGGCCGGGGTATGTTTCAAAAAACTACGTTTTAAATTCATTAATAAAATAGAATTACATAATTAAAACAGCCTGATAACTATGCAGTTTTACGTAACACATCGAGCTTAATTTTTGCGACTGTGAAGGTATTCGGCGGTAAATCTATATTTGCCTCCACGTCTGAGTAAAAATATTGACCCGAGATCGGGAAATTAAGCACCGCTTCAAATACACCGTTAACAACATTTACAGGGAACAGTATTAATCGCCCATCATCACGACGAATCGGCATAGAGAACGTTCTATCTGGAATATTCAATGTTCCCTTAACAGTAATGTTCTCTAGTTCATTACATGTAATATGCGTAAATTCACTATTAACCATTGTTGCAAACTCAACGGAAGTAACATTAATTTGAATAGGGTTACTGTCCACGGGGGCATTAGTGACTAAATCAATAAACGTTCCTGTTGACGCTTGATACTCAGAACCCATAATGCTTAGGTCGTATGTGTCAATAGCAACATGGCGTTCTGATTCTGCGTTA